AATGGCCTGCGGGAATACAAAGGGCGCCTGCTCATAACGTATCTGGTTGATATCAGTCGCTCTGATGACCCCACCAGGACGTGAGATCAGAGCATCATCGACGTTGACCGCCTGCTCGTTGAGCACCTTCTGAGGGTTATTCGATAGATACAGGTTATCCAGTCCCTGTCGCAAGATACTGGTCTTGATCCGCTGGATGTCGGAGACAATATCCGCGATCGCCACCCCGATATGTCGGTGAGGCAGCGGACAGGCGACACCGGAGGCGACCGGAATGCGTGAGACCTCCTCCATGTAGAGGATGCGCCGGCCAACCCGCATAATCTGCAGGAGTTCGGCCTGCCCGTCTCCGTCATAGTCCACCCGGATCCAGATCATCCGCGCCTTGACGCGCCGCATGGACGGATCAGAGGGCTTGTAACGCTCTAAACGTCGCTCCCCGTACTGATCGCGGGCGTAATCCTCCTGGGTGTAAAGCTCAGGATCATCCGCAATGTCGGTCGGAACCTCAAATCCTTGAGCCCGTAGCTCGGTGAGTGTGGTCTCCTCCCAGTACTCGAAATAGTTACACCTATCATCGATGCGCCATGAGAACGCTCTCTGATCGACCTTCGTCCTTTCCGGAGGCAAGACCCTGATGCAAAGCTCTTTGCCCATCGAGGTGCGCCGGATGGTGCAGTCATAGAGCATCGCCGGGCGCATCATCGGCTGCCCGTTGGCATCGATGATCGGCTCGCCTTGAGGCCCTACTACAGGATCAGGCGCAAGGTCCGGCGCCGGATAGCTCTTGCTGTCGATCAGTTGTACTTCAGGGTCCTGAAGGAGATACGACACGCCCATGGCAGTCTGAGCCGTATAGTTCTCGATCTGCACATCACGCCTCTTGTCCTCGTACACGAGAAAGTAAGCGTTCTTCGTGAGCAGTGCATCGGTAGCCCACTCCAGGAACAGTTCGAACCAGGGATGCTTCTGAGTAACGATCCAGTTCAGGTAAGCTGATTCCTGTTTCGCCTGGTCCTCATCCTGCGGCCCGTCAGGCTGAAGCGCTACGACATCCTCCCCGTTGGCGAAGATGCGACACAGAGAGGGCAATAGCCACTGGATCGTCTCAAATACCGTCCGGTCTATGACGTTGGACTGACCCTCAGGAGCGGGTTCAACGTTCTTGCCTAAGTACAGATCGATGTTCAGCGCACGCTCTGCCGAGAGCGCTGCCGTCAGGTTCGAGAGATTCGAGCCATAGGAGCGATTGTCGGAATCATCAATAGCCGAAAGAAGCTCTATCTCTGTCATGGGCTTTCCGCCCATGTTGGGGACGTTGTTATCGTGACCGTTTGGCATATCAGTATCTATAAATTTCTTGCATGCCGCCCTGAATCTCGAAGGTGATAGTGCCTGATGGATTCTCAGTCCCAGCTAAAGCACCCTGCGCCAAGGTCACAAATAAATAGCCATTCGTTGCTACATTGAACCCGAATGCCGCCTTTGCACCACCACTTGAGTCATAGTCCGTCCCGACAGTATTCGCCGTGATCGTCGCAGACGCATTCGGAATGCACGCCCGCTCCGCTATCGTGATTTCCCCGCCATACCCTTCAAGGCTTCCTGATAGAAAGCACTTGATACGAAATGCTATATAGGGCTGCGTGTAGATTCCTAACACCCCGACAAGAAATGATCCCGCAGCACTTACCGCCCCAGTGGCACCAGTAACAAACGTTACCGATGTAGGGGTCGATGCGGTTATCTGATTGGCGCCATTAAGTCCTGATGGTGTAGCCCCGCTAACTATGATGGTGTTTCCAACAGTGGGAGCTACTGTCAAGGAAGAAAAGTTAAGAGTGCAGCTTCCACCAGCAATCGTGCCACTGCTAATACTGGTGGCTGCAAAACACTGCGGTATCTCACGCGAGATCGTGATTACCTGATTGCCCTGAAGATGCTGATCCTCGGCCCCGGTCGTATAGTCAAGAAGCAGAATTGAGTTTCTTGGAATTCTCTGTGCGATCTTGGAAAGATCGTAGGTAACATTCTGCACAGTAGAGTTTATCTGTCCCACTCCTTGCTGCTGACCTATCACGATGGCAGCTGACAGTATCTGCTCGCAAACGAAACTTCCGATGTTCACATTGTTACAAAATCCATACGCGTTCACGTATGCCAGGATGCCATAAGGGCATTGATTGCCTTCTATCAGAATGTCGTTGAAATTTATGTTTCCAGATCCCTTGATAGAAACCGCAGATCCATTTGCAGGCCCGAATTCGTTGTTAACTATCGAGAATCCTTGCCATGTAGCGGTGGCATTCATCGAGCCGGTACCAGCTCCAAATGCTGTGAACCCGCTGGATGAATTGATCGTACATACAAAAGTCCATGCACCAGAGGACCCGCCAACGGAGAGTATCGTGCCCTGCAATCCATTGATCTGCGTAGTCGTCGTAAACCCGTAGAAACTCACTATTGCATTAGGGGCGAATGGGTTCGATCCACTGACTGTATTGACTGTTACGGTGGTTGCTACACCGGTTGTAAGCCCTGAAACAGTTGCGTAACTTACGGTGCTTGCGGCAGAACCATCGAACAATATGCCGTCTGCATAATTGCTCTCAAGCGAATTATCACCAACAAGGAATACGCCAGTTGAGCTCGTAGAACCAGCATCCAATCCGCCGCCTGGTTTAAACAGGATCGAATTTACCCACCGATTAGCGTTGGCAATGTTCTGAGGATAACCGTTAACCTTGTTTCCGGTGATCTTTACCCCACCACCATTAGTGACACAGATCGCAGCTGTCGGAGTCGCTGCATTGACTGCTTGAGCAATGAGAAAATTTCCGTGAATAAGACACTCGCCGTTATCAGTATATAGAGGAGCGGAGCACAGAATCCCGTACGTCGAGGGACCGACTACCTTGTTATAGGTGTTGGTGAAATATGCGGTATTGAGGTTCAAAATCCCGGCATAAAACCCATACGTCGAACAACGATTGACCTGCCCACCTAATGCGCCGGAGAGCGTGATTCCCACTCCAGCCGTGGCAAGCGTCGTGGATGCGCTTTGGACATGGCAGCCCTCAATGACTGAACCATTTCCCTCCAATGTAATGCCATTGATCGTGCTCGATGTAATTGTCCCGAATAGCAAGATAGTCGCAGCACTTACCCCAGTAGCCGCGTAATAAGCTGGCGCACCATCGCTCGACCCGGCCCCATATATCCTGACCTGCCCCGTAAAGATCAACTGAGCATTAAAATAATAGCTTCCGGCTGCAAGGATAATGATCCCGTTTGCAGCAGTAAGAGCTGCAAGATTCGCATAATCCGTAAGGCCAGAGATATCCCCAGAGGGAGCAATAGGATAAGTCGTGGCATACAGAGCGGCGAAATTAGAATTGATCTTCTTCCACTTCGTATTCTGCGGATCATCTCCCAAATCGGACTTTAGTGGATTCTCAATTATTATAGGCTGATAACCCATCGATGCTCCAGGTAGAAGAACTTTGTCAAATAAGACTTGGCTCGCGACTAACCACCAGGGCGCGCTCGCATCCCACGCCTGCATATAGCCGCCCCACAGAATTAGGCCATCGCAGTTCTGCATGATCCACTCAAGCTGAGTGGCCCAGGTATAGGGATCAATGTAATCGTTTGAACCGTAATTGTACTGCGGCCATGCGAACGCATAGACGGGCGCGCCGCCGCTGACACGACGAGCTTCATATACGGTCCCAATCGCATAATCTATCCAGAGCGGATCGCGTGGACCGACATCGTTATAGAGTGAGCAAGATACATAATCGCAAGCTGAATTCAGCGATTCAGTAGCCGAATTGCGCGCAGCCAATGGCGTATTCGGAGGTTCATTAACAGACGGATTGATAATCCCGTAATAGTCGTTTACCGGACCAAGCGAGTAAAAGCCCAGTTTTGCGGAGGGCGCTATGGACCTTGCGGTAGCCAGGACAGGAGCAGCCGTTGCTACTGCGGCTTGCACCTGGGCAAGCGTTCCGACCGCAGGCTCATAATCGAAGTAGTAATAGCCGCTCGCATCCGATGGAGGCAGCGTGAGACCGTTAAGCTGGTTCATCACCGTGGTCCCAGCTAATGTCGGCTTCCCGCTATACAGTAACCCGTCAAATACCTGGAACATCACACGTACGCGAGTTTCGGATACTTGAGTTTCTGACGCACCGGAATGTCGCTCTTGCGCACCGCTACCGCCATGTAACGAAAAGCATCAGCGCCATGAGAACTCCAGTCATGAACTGGCTCGTTCTTGATCTCGCCCATGCGCTCGTTATAGCCCCAGCGGTAAGCCTGAAGAGCTTCCAGTCCTGCTTCTGTCTTGGACTCGTCAAAGACGCAGCGCGGAAAGAGCATCCGGGCGGCATTGATACCGTCCTCGAGCGAAATCTTTGGAAGCACTTCCACTTTAAAGCCATTGGCTCGCATCACTCCCGCAAAGGTTACCTCTGACACTACCGACTCGTTATTCGCATCGTGAGGCAGGAACAACGTGTCGTACTGATAGCCACGACGCTTGAGTTGGCCCGCGTAATAGGCAGCGCTCTCCAGGTGATCCTCGAAGTACTCGATCAGTCGTACCTCTCCACCCACCAGCTGATAGAACCAGATAGCCGTCGCATCGCGGCGTCCGATGTCAAAGGCACAGCACACCAGGCGAGTACCCTCGCAGGGTGCGATCCTCACCCGACCGTCCCTGCGAGCTACCAGTAGCTCCTTGGCATAAACCGCTCCGATCACAGCAGCGTCGAAGGAGCATTCGTACTCCTGAGCGTACTGGTTTGGGCTCATCGTCTTGGCAGCGTCGCTAAGCTCTGAGGCTGGCAGGATTGCGGTCTCGGAGGCTTTCAGTGTGAGGCTGAACCAGTCGGGATCGGAGCGCGCCTTGTCGTATATCTCGAAGAACTCGTTCTTGCCCCTGGGAGTTCCTATAAAGACCGCCCAGCCATTGCGGTCTGAGAGTGATGGTCTGATGACCTCTCCCCACAGAGACGGTCTCATGTCGGCGTACTCGTCCATGATCACGCCGTCCAGGTACATCCCGCGCAAGGCGTTCGGGTTATCCGCTCCAAAGAGTCTCACATGAGAACCGTTGAATAGTCGCACCGTCAGGTCCGATTCTCTGAAGTCCTCGGCCGGATTCTTCACGACTGCCCCGGCGTAGTGCTTCAGGTAATTCCACGCGACTGTCTTGGCCTGTTCCCTGAAGGGGGCGATATAGGCGTAACGAGCATCCTTCTTCGGAGTCGCCAGGGCGCGGGTTAGCAGCTCCATGACACAGGCGACAGTCTTCCCAGCCCTTCTGTGGGCCACGATCACAGACCAGCGCTTGTCTCGGACGTGAAAGGCCTCGAACTGAGCGCGAGCTATGTAGTCGTTTGCCGGTCGAGACTGCTTTGTGCTACCGGCCATTCGATGCTGAGATTTCCAGTGAGATTAACGTCCGATCGCTCTGGCAGATTAGGCATTGCCTTATTAACCAAGAACTTAGCAGAATCCACCTGCGAGGCAGTCATCTCCAATTCGCCTAAGCCATTCTTTTGCAAGCGAGTGACGAGCTGACTTAGCTGGATTCTGGCTCTCACTCGTTCGCTATGAAGGCCGTCCTTTCGTACCGCCATCTCTTTGCCACTGCTATGCCCTTGGGTTGGGCGCCTGGTGGCCCTCCTCGTTAGATTGCGAAGCCGGATGTGTCTTTCGGGCTGTTCCCGATGTCAGCGTGCGGGCTGTAGTTCGTTCCGTGCCCTTCCTTGTGCGGTGCGGGAGTCTTACCGGGATGCGGGACTTCGGTCTTTGCTGCCATATGCAGCGGCGCTCCTGCCGAGATACCCATGATGTGCTGGTGCACCGATTCGGTCAGTTCCTTGTGCTTGGAGTTTTCGATGAATTCGCTCATTTGCTGAAGTGCTCCTCAACTGCTGAATGGATGTCGCTGTGGCCCAGTTTCTTACCAGCCTTCGCCTTGATCGATGCGGCCTCGGAGGCGCTGATGTTTCCGGCGTGCTCCGATCGCGTAGCCCCTGAAATCGCCATGCGGGCGTGCGTCTTGTCATTGATCGGGAACGAATGATGCGGGCCGGCGAATTCCTTACCCGGCATGTGCTTACGCTGTGCGGCGGTCAGTTTAGCCATAAATCCTCACAATAACAATAGGATAGATTCCTCGTCCTCTCGAATTCGCTGCATCTCGAACAGCATGGCGAGTTCTGCGTTGAGCGCAGCATCACGATAGGTCGCGGCGATCTCACGCTTTGCCACAGATGCTGCCTTGCGCAGCGCCCGGCTGTTCACCACGATCCGGGGAGGCTCGAGCTTCGGAAAGTCGGCCTCTTTTACCAGCTGAGCGGCTGCCAGTCTGGCCCGGTCCAGGAACTCTAAAGCTGCCTTCAAGTCCTGAAAGATGAACTCTTGCCCCTCGATCCGCACGATATAGCGCTGCGGCCGAGTGCGTCGGCCGGCGGGGGTCTCTTTGGGAACTACCGCATCGGCGCCCGATATGCTGATCGTGCCTTGAGCGAAAAGCGCCCGCAGACCCGTGAGCGCTACCGTGACATTCTGACTCGTGGAGGAGCTTATCGCCCCTTCCGAGGAGGTAATCGCGTGGCCGGAGAGGGCATAGGTCGCCTTGAGGCCTGGCGAGCCCTCTCCAGAGACGATCTGGTGCCCGGTGAGGCCGTAGGTGAGGGTCCGGCCTGATAGCCCCTCAGAGGACGTTATAGCGTGCCCTGTGAGGCCATAGGAGATCTGGGCTGCCAGGGACCCTTCAGCGGAGGTAATCCTCTGCCCGCCCAGGCTCAAGGTAACGTTCCCGCCGGTCGAGGAGGAGATCGTCCCTTCGGTGAAGGTCGCTTTCTGACCCGTCAGGCCAAAGGTGAGATTGTAGGAGAGCGTCCCTTCGGCGCTCGTGATCTTCTGACCAGACAGCGCCGCGCTTAAGTTTCTACCGAGCGCTCCCTCGCTGCTGGTGATCGCATGTCCGGTGAGGGCGTAACTGAGCTTCGCCGTGATGGCGCCATGCGCGGAGCTGATCTGCTGGCCTGTGAGGGCAAGCGTGACATTGGGACTGGCTGCGCTACTTCCCTGATCGTAGCCACTGCGCAGGAGCGCGACCGGCGTACCGAGCTTTAATGCGATTGCCCACCCGGGTTTTGCGCCCGCATCCACTGGGACGACTGGTGGGGCTGGAGTGGCGCGGTCATCGAATAGATTGGAGCTACGCAGCCGACTTACCGGCGTTCCTAAGCGCAGCGCCCTGGATGGAACTCCAACCGTCTGATTGATTGACTGTTGTGGCGCGCTCCCGGTATCAAGAACCGGACTACGCAGCCGGCTTATCGGAGTACCGAGCTTCAAGCCGGGGCTGGCTATGGTGCGCGCAGTCGTATTATCGACCCCTCCTGCTACGGCGGCTTTATACACCACCACCACGAGACCAAAGGCACCCGAGGTATCAGACGTATAGGTGTAGTTGACCGCCTGCGTGCCGGTGGCACTGAGAATCTTGTAGCTCGACTCGATGCCGGTGATATCAGTGTCGTCAGCGACAGCGTAGATGGAAAGCACGCCAGTCTGGCTGCCGTTCACATTCGCCGGGCTGTTCTGCCCGTTTGAGCTCAAAAGACCATTGGCCCCAAAGACGCAGATCAACAGATCATTGGCGTTGGTGGTAGCCGAGGTGCTCGCGGTGAGCGATGTGCTCGCCCCGGCAACGGTGTTAGCCGCCGTCTGATCGATGGTGCTGGTGGCCCCAGAGAACTCAGTGCAGGCCACCTCATAGTACGTATTACCGGCATCATTCGAGGTAAAGGTGACGGTGTGAGCGGAGCCGGCCGTCGTGAGGATGGTCTGGTCGATATTCGCCAGACACTTGACGCCACTCGTGTTTGTGAACGACTGACTCGCATCGTTGCGCCACGTGTTGCTCTTGCTGTCCGTGACCGTGCTGGTGAATGCCAAGCCGGGGAAAGTCGCCGCCGACGTCGACGCAATCAGCTGATTGCCGACCGTGGTATTGGAGCTGAAGGCCGGAGTCGTGACGCTTGTAACGCCAGCGCCGCTCGCGCTCTTGGTCTGGACGAATGCGTAGGCCATCAGTTCACGCTGATGGTGGCGCCAGAGCTCACCAGCGGGCCGTTGGTGATGCTGATCGTGCCCTTGAGGTGGGTGATGGGCTCGGAGTACCTGAAGGTCACGGCGCTGCGCGCCAGCACCGCGCCGTTTCTACCAAAGGCGCGACCGCCTTTCGCACTGAAGCTGCCGCCTGGCAGATAGGACGCGCCGCCGTCATAGCTGACTGCAAGCGATAGCGTGACCGTCGTGGCCGCGTCTGGCCAACTCGCGTCCGTTTCGGTATTGCGGTTCAGGGATACGAGCAGCGACGTACAGGCAGCGTCCAGAACGATGACGGGGATATCCTCACCCGACATGTCAATGCTGTACATCACTTGAATGTCGCGATCATGGCGTAGGAGCTATAGAACTGCGAATCAGAGGGCCAGTTGAATGTGCCACTTAGGGCCGTGGTCGCGGCAGTGGTCATCCAACCGACCTGTAATCCCAGATTGGTAATGGTGTCCTGAAACGCAGCTGGTATGTTCGGATCGGTCGTCCAGCCGGCCGGAACCGTGAGCATTTGATTGGCTACGCCTGCCAGGGAATCAAACCCACACGCCGTCACGGCCCACTCATTCGCCTGCGATAAGGTTCCGGTAGACCCAGTGCCCTGACTGGTCTGGCCACCCCCGCCGCTGACCGTGCTGCCACCAGGGGAGACCTTATCCAGAGGAGAGGATGGCAGTCCGGAGAGCTCATAAATGGCCGCCGTTGTCCAGAACTCCCCGGCCGTACCGGAGGGCGAGCTCATCGTCGTGCTATGCGTACCACTACCGGCGTTGGGCACGTAAAATATGGCCGTTGCCTGATAGCTCCCGCCAAGATTCACTGGATTGAAGGCCGCCGAATAGGTGCCGTTCGCATCCGTTGGCGCTACAAAGGTCTCCCCGGCGGTACTGAAGTCCGCCCAGTTAAAAATCAGCAGGACCGTATTGCCGGGAGTGACTGAGCCAGGCAACGCTATCGTTGTGCTCGTTCCCCCGGCTGTCGAGTTCTGATAGTTAGACTGGACAATCGCCACTCCAGAGGAGGGCGCAGTCGTATCAAACGATCGCGAAAGCCATGGCCGGCCCACACAATCAGAATCCCGTGGCCGTCAGCAGTGCAATGTTCATCTGCAACAGCTGACAGCTTCCTGTGGCAACGGTCTGCGTAAAGTACAGATCGAGCAGGTTGGAGACCGTGGCATCGAATGAAGTCCCGGCCGTGCTCGCACCCGTAGCCGTCCCACTATAGGGCAGGATCGTGCCGCCAGGGCCCGGGCCGGTTGCCTGCAACGCGGTATTGACAACGGCATCCGAGAGCACAAATCCGCTCCATGTCAGGACTGCCGAGGTACCCGTGGTCGTGAGGGTACCCGTGATGTCCAGAAACCATGGCGTATTCGTGCGCGCTACGATGTTGAGCGGTATGGCGGCGGTATCGAGCTTGGCGGTGGTGGCCATCGCCAGGTCCCAGCGCGCGGTGCCCGGCGTCGTCACGGCGCAGGAGATAATCCCGGTCGCTGTGACCTTGAGCATATCCCCGAGGTTTTTCAACGCGTTCGCTGGCAGCGTGAAGCGGGCCTGGGTGGAACCCACCGTCATGCTGGTGCGCGATGCCGCCGTGATGGCCGTGCCGGCCGCTTGCAGCGTGTTGAGTGTTTGCCAGAAACCCTGTGCCATGATGATAAATCCTATGCTAGTTGGATAAGCGCGGTGGAATTCGTATTGCTCGGCATGGTGAGCGTCAGAGTTCCGGCCGTCACTGTGGTAGAGCCGAAATTGTAGGTCAGGACTGAGTGATTGCCATTGGTGCTGTTGTAGATCAGCACCGTATCGAATGCGGTGGAGAGCGTTACCGTGGTATAGACGATGGAAGCGGATGGCGTCCAGTACGCGGTCGTTCCAGAGGATGTCGGAGCGGTCGCGTTCGTGACTGCCACACCGCCTGCGGTGTAGTTCGTGCCGCTGACCTCGTTCGAGGAACTGTAGGCGGTCGTCGCGGCGCCTACCGATCCGGTCGTGAGGTAGAGCGCGGCCATGAACGTATCAGCGCCGGTACCGCCCCGGGTCACGGTCGTGCCGAAGTTGTGATAGGCGAGGAGCAGATCGACTTTGAAGCTGGTCGTGATCGCGCTCGAGTTCGACATGTCAGTTCATCTCCCCGGGTATCGCTGCCATGCGCGGCGGACACAGCATGCTCACCGCAACATCCTGACGCACCAGCTCCCCCTCATGCCAGAACTGACTCAGGACCTTTCGGGTGTTCTCGTGGAACTGGACGACATCGCGGACCTCGAGTTGATCGAGTTCGATCTCGCCTTTAGTGGTCAGGACTTTCATCAAAGCTCCCATAAAAAAAGCCCCACTGAAGGGGCTTGGAGGTGCCTTTCGGCTGCGGGGAAAAGCATCAGCGGTGAAAAACCGCATTCTGACCGTAACTATAGGGTTTCTGTTTCATAACCGTCAAGGGCTGCGTTCACGTGATATTCGGCACGCTCCAGGCGACGCCAGAGGGTTACGTGGCTTAAGCCCAATTCGCGGGCGACCTGGCGGATGCTTCCGCCGTTACTGTAGTGACGGATCAGGATGATTCTGTGATCGGCAGGGCAGCGACAGACGATGATATCGATCTCCTGGACCTCGCGTGGCATTTCCTCGTGGGTAGAGGATCGACCACCGAATAAGGCCCGGAACATGGAGCCTACGGTGGGGAAGCCACCACGAGCCCATCTACCCCATTCCTTGAGGCGCCTTCGAGTCTCGTGGATCAATATTGCTTCCGTCCGGTAGTATAGTTTAGACTCATTGTAAGGGCAGCCTCTTATCGCGAGGCCCGGAGCCCTCCCGGCAGGAAGGCCACGTAAGTCCGGGAGGGTTCTTCAACGGACCGCAACCGCGCCGGCTTCTCTCGCTCGCTGCATGCAGTCGTTCCACCAGGTTTTCTGTGTTTCACGTGGAACGCCTTCGCCCTGATCGGCGTCCCGGCAGTCACGCGCCCAGGCGTGTTTCCACTCGAGCAGCGTGCGAGTAGCCTCCTCGGTGAAGTATTTCCGGTGGTGAGCGGCCCTCAGTACCTCGGCCAGCATGTGCTGGTTGGCTTCCCGGTCCCATTTGTCGAAACTGCGATCCTCGAGTTGAGCGCTCGCGATGACAGGCGTAGCCCATTCTTTGGCGGTTCTGCACAGGGCCAGGAACTCTGGCAAAGACGGCGGCATCGCCCGGCCTGATTTTACCAGCTGCTCGAGCCCATGGCGCAGCTGCATGTCGGTGAGTTGCCCCAGCAGATTGGCCCACTCATCCGGGGGAGATTTTCCGAAACGGCGGATCAAGCCCGAGCCGTATAGGCCCAAGAGACGATCCCACACTTCCGTTACTCTGCTGGCCATGCGTTACTCCTGCGTTACGTAATTGCGCCCGCGCCTGCTCGACCTCGGAGAGTTTTGGCGGTGGGGTGCGGTAGAAACCTAAGCCTGCCTCGATGTGCGCGGTATCCCGAAGAATCAACCCGATGTCGTCGTACACCGTGGAGCGGTCGTTCTGCCCCATATGGTGAGGGCTGAGTTTGTAGCCGGCGATCGCGGCGCAAAGGTCAGCCTCGGAAAAGAGGTTTAGCGCGGAGGCTATGAGTTTGCGCCTCTTGGGGTCCAGGTTCGCTCTCGGGTGCCCGAGAGTTTCCTTCCAATGCCCAAATACTCGCTCAACTGGTCCCGCTTGCGGGACAGGGATCTCCGAAGGAGATCCTCTTAAGTCTATGTCTGAGTCTGCGTCTACGTCTGAGTGGGTCGATTTTGTCGACCGCTGTCGACGCTCAGTAGACGTTGGTCTATTTTCCTCCAATTCCTTTCTGGCTGCTCGAGCTTTGCGAGCCCAATCTGCCTGATATTCTCGGCGTTCCTCCTCGTTTCGAATCTTGTGATAGCGCTCGAAGTTTACGATATGCCATCCCCAATCCCTATGAGAATCAATAAGTACGATGCGTCTGCCGTCCTGGTCTGGGGTGCGGCTTCTGGGGTCTGGACGAGAGAGAAACTCTATCCCTGCCTCAATGGTTGAAAGCGGGATAGATGTCATCGCAGAAATGGCCTGCGGTGTCATGTCGACATCTCCGTGCCTGTCAGAGAGCACGAGCATGACCATGAAAGCGATGATCCCATCAGGGTTTCCATACATGGAGCCCTGAAACATTGACCGAAAGACCTTGGCGTACATGGAGACCCCTACGCATATCGACTACTGTCGATGGTAGTCGATTGTAGACTATTTTGTGAGCCTTTTGGCCGAGCAGATTACCTGCGAAAGGCACAGGTTAAGAATCAGTAACGCACCTCACGCGTGATGCTGTTACTTCTCACCTGGAATCCCTCACCACATCCTCGACCGTCCGCCATACCAGCACCTTGGCCCCTCGAGTTGCCACGGCTGCGTGCCATGACTTCTGCGAGCTGGTGAGCTTTCTGTCCGTAAGTCCGCCCCTGGGCCCGGCTGGGCGCTTGATCTCGATCGGCTGCCACCTGCCTCGGAACAGCCCTAAGTAGTCGCAGGGAACGTCTAATGCGGTCAGGAACCATCCCAGACGCTCGGCGAGGCGCTTAATCTCCAGATCGTTGGCGTCCCGCCGCTTGGCGAAGCGGTTAAGCGACACGCCGTTATTTCCTCGCTCTCTTGAGTTTGCCGGCCGTCAGTTCCTCGAGCCGGTACTGGTACAGCTCGGGAACCTGGCGTCGTTTCAGCCAGTTCCATATCGCCTGCCTGCTGAGCTTGACGGCCCGCGCTGCCTTGGACTGACTCCCGAAGTGCTTGACGACTTGTTCTGGGTTCATGGTGCCATTCAAGCATAGATAAATATTTCTGTCTACCCCTATTGACGGCTGACTATTTACGTGTACACTTGCCTCATGGGAATTCTAGGGACAATAGCTGGCGTAACAGTGGGAGGAATCGTCGCATGGATTCTATTCAAGGTGAACCAATGACCGCGCAGCGGACGGCGGGGCCATACAGTGTCGTGAATGGCAAACTGTTCAGGGATGGAGCGACCGCTCGCATTGAAGTTAAGCCTAGCGAAGCGCGGGATATGCTGAACTCCCTCCTGAGGCAGCGCGACGAGTTGGCGGCGGCGCTGATTGATTTGATGGCAGAGCCAAACGAAACGCGTACCGCTGGAATCGACAATACGGAAGTATGGCTGGTAGCTGGTATTGACCTCGCCGCCCTCGACGCCATCGACACACAGGTGAAGCCGTGAGCATGGCCCGCTGCCCGGAGAGCGTCCGTGGACCCGGATAACGAATCCGGCTGGGATGCCGGTGAGCGTGAAGCCTTCGATGCCTGGCAGGCGCTACTTGCAAGCGATCCAGACTGGGCTGTCTGGCTGGATTCAATCGATCAAAGAACGGAGGAAGATTATGTCAATCGTGACAGTCACTAAGTTTGGGACTACCCGATCGGGAAAGCCCTGCGTCTGGTTCAACGGCGAGGATGGCTATGACAAGGCCGTCTACTTGGGCAAGAAAACCGAATCCCCGCCGGTCGGAGCAGTGATCGAGGCCGATACCGTCAGCTCCGACTACCAGGGTAAAACCTACTGGTACCTGAACGGCTGGACGCTCTCCAAGGCCCAGACGACCCCACCCGCTACCCCAGTAGCGGCCCCTGTCCAAAGTCCGCCAGGAACGGGCCAGAGTAGGCCACAGGCGGGCTGGGACATCCAGTCCGGGGATTTGTCCAGGTTTGTCAGTAACGTCGTCGGGAGCGCGATAGCGGCAGGTCTGATCAAGAAGCCGGACGACATCCACCCGTGGGTCTACATGGCCTATAAGGCAGGCGAGGGGATGAGGAGCGGAGATCAGAAGTATTTCGAGGATAGCGTGCCATTCTGATGCAGCGCACAAAAGGATTATAGACCATGACAGAACTCACGGGTAAGGACTTCGCAACTGAAAGCACGCACTGGTATCGGCGCGACGGTCAGCCGGCATACACCATCGTTGGAAAGAACGGGCGGGAGCGAAATACCACATTGCGGGACGCCCGCGAGCATGGGCTGGTGCCCTCCGTCTCGACCATCTGCCGGCTGGAGGCAAAGCCCGCGCTCGAGCGCTGGAAGATCGAGCAGGCGTGTCTGGCCTGTATCACCTTGCCACGACTCCAGGGCGAGTCGGACGATGCCTTCATGTCCCGCGCCCTGGAGGACTCCAGAAAACAGGCTCAGAAGGCCGCAGAGCGGGGAACGTACCTGCACGGACTCATAGAGCGGGCCATAGGCTCCGACCCCCTGGAAGGCGTCTCCCTAGCGGATACGGCCATCGTGAACCCGGTCCTTAGCTGGATCAGTGAGCACTTCCCGCACCCGGAGTGGAAACGCAGTCCTGAACGCTCTTTCGCCTCAGACAAGTTCGGCGGGAAGATCGACCTGCACTGCATAGCCGGCAATTGCGCGGTCGTGATCGACTTCAAAACGAAGTCAGGAATATCCAAAGGCAAGGAACTGGCTTACGACGAGCATATTACTCAGTTGGCAGCCTACGCCTATGGGATCGGTGCTCCCATCGCACAGTGCATCAACCTCTTTATCGACGTGGATGTGCCGGGCCTGATCGTGGCGAAGGAATGGACTGCGCTCGAACGTGATCAGGGCTGGCAGGCTTTTAGCCATCTGCTCGGACTCTGGTACGTGAGGAAGGGACTGTGATCACCGAGGATCGCCTGACCCGAGCTCTGACCTATCTGTCGCAGACGGATGATGAATGCGCGGAGCTCAAGGCCAATGTCGCGAGAACCGAATATCTTGCGAAGCTGCGCGAGTCCTCCGGCTTTCTGACGGCTGCGGGAAATATCGAGGAACGCAAGGCCAACGCTAAACAGGATTCCACCGTACAGACCTACTGGGAAGAACACTTCAAGGCTGTGGCGGCTTATGAGGCGGTCCGGGCGAAGCGGGAACTCGAGGCCCTGATCGTGGATGTGTGGAGGACCACGAGCGCCAACAGGCGGCAGGGGTCGATGTGAAACACTCCACCCCTTCTCCCTCCAAGGCAGACATAGCGCGCTTCGAGGCTTTCAGGATCATAGGATGCGTTGCCTGTCGCAAGGAGAACATCACTTATGAAGGCGTCGAGGTCCACCATCTGTTATCGGGAAACAAACGGCGTGGCCACGCGTACACCATTCCTCTGTGCCCCTGGCATCATCGCGCATTCACTCACCTGTCCCGCGAACACGCACGGCAAGTGTGGGGACCTTCGCTCGCCGAAGGCAGCAAGCCGTTCCATGAGCGCTACGGTTCGGACGAAGAACTCTTGAGCATCACGAATAAACTTCTGGAGGATTTATGCTCGACAAAGTAATCCTGCTCCACATCCGCCTGGCGCAGATCCAGTTGCGCAAAGACAAGTGGGAAGATGCCATGCAGAACATGTTCAAGGCGCGGGAACTGAGGGGGAGACGATGAGCGGCCCGGACATTCCCGATGATCCCGCCCGCGTCGGGCCGCCAGAGGATGAGCACTGGACCGATCCGATGGACGTTCCAGATTCCGAGTGGGAATGGAAGGACTGTCCTACGGCCAAGGACTTCGAGGGGCTGTGGGACTCAGGTGAGGGCGAGGTATGAGCGTCGCCACCGTTCTGCAAGGCCCG